ATCGGCACATATTCGTTTCTCCCCTCTTGTGCATCTACCCAAAACCGATAGAACATGTTGAGTCCCTTTGGTGTAGAAACAATCAGAACCTTTGTGGTGATACCAGACGAAATGGTGGGGTAGACCGAACTAAAGAACTCCTCTGCAACCCCATGTGGCACATAAGCAAATTCGTCAAGAAATATCATGTTAAAACTCCCACCACGGACGGCACTGGAAGACGTAGCAGACGCAAGGATCTTTGATCCATTTTCAAGTTCAATGGAACCCTTATTCCATTCGATGATTCCTTGCTGCATCCATTTGGGGAGATACTCATATGACAACTTCAATCGATGAAGCAATTCTCTGGCAGTGACTTGTTTATTTGCTAGAATGGCTACGTTCACATCCTGATTGAACAGAATGTAATGAAGCAGATAGGAAATCATCGTGGTGGATTTCCCTGTCTGTCGTGGTAACTTAGCGATCACAAAGCGATTGTTGTGGACTGTGTTTACAATATCCTCTTGAAAATCCCAGAGGTTAAAAGGAACAAGTCCCTCATCAAGAGAGACAATCTTGATATACTTTTTAATAAAATAAACAGGATCCTTAGAACACTTCATGTATTCCTCGACCTGTTCTTTGGTAAAGTCTACATGAACCCCAACGGCCTTCAGATTTATGTTGCCTAGATATTGCTTTGCTCTCTTAGCCATTCTCTAACTCAATATCAATGATATCACCTTCCGCATGAGTAATTCTTCGAGCAGCACTTCTAGATTGATTTACCAACTCTTGAAGTTCTTTAGTAGAACCCACATAGATTGCATTCGTGTGTGACACACTAGAAGGACCAAAATCATCCTTTCTGATGTCCTTCATCTTCTTATGAAGATCAAGCAAATCCTTGTTAGCGTCTGCAACCGTCTTGATCATTTGTGCTGCAACTTCATATGCTCTTGGGGAATCTCCTTCAGTGGCTACTTCAAGAATACCATCAATTGCTTCATTTCCCTTTGAAATGATCGAATAAAGATTGGAACGAACAGAAGTGTAATCGGTTTCAAGTTCCTTGCTCTCTTTGACTATAGGGTTCACCTCTTTCTTCTGTATGTTAGTCTTGTCTTTCGTGTTCTCATATTCAATGTCCAAAGCATCTGCGATCTTCTCACCTACCCTTGGTTTCTCACTCTTCTTACCCATTATGATGTGCCTCCAAGATTATCTAGGTTCGATCCTGCTGTGCCACCAGACACATACAGTTTGTCATACACACCATATGACTCTGGGTGTGCTGTTGCTCCTGTCACTCCTACCTCTACCATCGACAATGCACCAGTTCCACCAGGCATCGTTGCTCCTGTTGGTCCATATACCCAATCTTGCTCTCCATAATTCCAGAGGAAAGATTCTGTCTTTCGGATTGGCGCACCGGAACGGATCTTTCCATAGAGATAGGTTCTTGCTGTGAAGTTCAATGTGAAGATAATGTTCCTACGAGTGTCAAAGTCGCCCTCATATTCCTCTTCTAGATTGACATCATTCAATAGGATCGGAACATCTACCTTCTGATTGATCTCGTTCATGTTTATGGTGACATTGAACTCTGGACAAAAGTAGGGAAGAATCTGCTCTACAACTTGCAACCCATCCTCAAAGTGGCGAACAAGAACACCCAACTCAAAATCTATGTTGTATGGAACTTCATTGTAGTTGAACTTTACTGCACCCACATCACTTATATCTCGGATGAATTTCTTTCCAAGAGTGTTTCTCTTCCTTGTAGCGTCATAGGTTATGTTTGAAATGTCGAATGACATCATAGGAGTGGTGTATGCAATTTTTGTGTCATCTGTGATTGAACTAGGTTCATTCAATCTACGAATAAACTTCTCCTTTGCACCATATGTAATCGGAACTCTGATCTCTTTGTTGTCTCCGACTCTCTTAATATGAACATCATTGAATAATGAACCAAACGCAATTACCAGATTGCGAATAGAGGTATGATAGAATCTATTGGCTGAACCAAACATCAACTACCTCCCGTAAAGAATGAACCACCAGAGAATGGATCAATGTCAGATAAATCGAATACGTTGTTCATATCTACTTCAAACTCAAGATTCTCGTTGTCTCCCACTGCACCACCTGTGCTGCCGGAAGGAACCACTACTATCGTAGTCTCAATGGAACCAATCTTATATTCGGTATTGGAAGAGGCACCACGAACAGTATTTCCTACTGTGGTAACAAACGTGCCTACAATGTCTGTAATTCGTAATGCTCCAGTTGCACCAGTAGTTGTCCAATCAATCACCTTCGCTGTTGATGTTGCATTGGAAAGAGTAATACCGTCGCCAGAAGATCCTTGCACCTGATATACCGTTTCTCCCGCAACATAGTTAGTAGAGGATGATATACGGGTGGAAAGAAGCAGATCGACAGCGTAGGTATTCACTGCGTCTTCGACTATATCAACTTGGTCGTAACCAGTATCGAGTGCCTCATTACCATAGACAAAGAGTTCGCATGAGAGTTTGTAGGTGTAAAGACTACCTAACTGATAGAATGGATTCTCATGCTCTACAAACTTGATCTCGAATAACCCCTTCGAGAGTGGGAAATAGATGAGATCACCTTCTCTGGGTCTACTCACCGTGGGACTCTGATACATGAGCGCCTGTTCAAATCGCTTCTTCGATACTACCAGATCAATGCTGTCCCGAATTTGAAGACCAAACTTAGAGATGAAGTCTCCTTCCCCCTGAAACCCGTCAACACTCTCGATATACATCTCGATAACATTACCGTCGATAAACTTTGAAATAGCATCTTCACCAAAGATGGTGTCTTCACCCACTAGAGTGCGGGGAATGTAAACCATATCATGTCCATGAATCTTAATCGATTCTATGGTGATATCTTCGATGAGGTTCTTCTCAGACTGTTGATGTTTGAAGTAAGGATTCTTTGACATATTTGTTCTGATTTCTCTTGACAGATTCGGAAGTGTGTTGTATACTCTCTGTGTGCCCGGGAAAAAGGAATAATCTAAACAACTCTAGTGGCCACTAGCCAGTCATAAAGTCGATTGGTAGTTCAAATCTCAGTTGTGCTTCCTCTTCGATCTTCTCGATCTCTGTGTTTGCTTGTTCTACTAACTGCGCCCCATTGAACGATACACCACCCGGTAGTTGGATTCCCTCAAATTTGGAAAGATTCTGTCCCCATTGTCGTTTCAGCATTGCTGCGAAATACTTTTTGACGAGCATACTGTCATAGATTTCTCCGTAACTTTCCGGGTCAATCGCAGAATAGCATTCAAAAACTAGGTAATCGCTAACATTCATGTCTTCTTTCCAATTGGTGTCGATGTGGAGTTTATTCGTGACTCTGGTAAATCGAATTGCCTTCTCTGGATCGAGCATGTTCTGGATAAGGGTGAGGTGTCGTTTGGTGATGTCATAGTTTGCCATCCCACCCATTCCTGTTCGGATACCATAGAAGTCATTTAATGCCATCTGATATCTAACGTCAAAGAGGTTAACTGTTTGGTTTGAAAAGCGGAATAGGCGAATGATAGACACAATAGAACTGTCAATATTATCTAGAGGGATGTAACCACCGTTCATAGGATCTGCATTGTATCGATCTATGTCTGCTTGTGTAATCTGATGTCTGTAGTATAGTTTTTCCACACCGTCAAAGTGATACTCGGCAAAGTATTGCAAAGTATCGTCTAGACGATCTTCAATCTGCGAATCATCCACATTAATCTCGATGACTGGCGCTCCAAGTTTTCGCAGTGCATAGTCTTTCAGGTCTTGTCGTGTGTTTGGTCGCATGTGTTCTGATTCTCCGTGTTGATATTAGACGCTTTCCCTATGGTATGTATAAGGATCGGCACATCTCTACGAATTGGGGAACCTCTTTTTAACTGCGGATCTGATTGATTCCAGTCTATTAATGTCAGAATCATCTAAAGTTTTTCCCTCGACGATATGTTCCCACATGGCAACTATGAGTTCGTTGATGTGTGGATATTCCTTCTTCCGATTCACACAATAGGGATCGTTAGGATTGATAATGTTGTTCTTGTCTTCTTTTTTAGAATGATCTACAGATTGTGTATGTTGACAGTATATCTTCAAGTCATTGTGTTTAGAGATGTAGAAGTCACCAGCGTTCCATACCAATGATTTGCTGGTAGGAATTCCATTCTGGATAATGTAGTGC